GCCGCTCACGGAAGAGCTGCAGAAAACGCGATCTGAGAACCTGAAACTCCAGAGCGAACTTCAGCAAACCCGTGAAGCACTCAAATCCTGCCAGAACGCCATCGAGAATCACTGATCCTGCCAACGGAGGCAGAATGAAACTTTTCACGCCCAACGACATTCGAAAGTATTTCTACGCTTCCTGCTTTCTTGCATTCATCTGCCTCATATTGGCGGTGATAGCCATCGGCGAATCGGGCCAGGCCAACCTAATCGAGGAGAAGTTCTCAGGCATCGGCCAATTCGATCACAGCAGCTACAGCAAATCGGCTTCTGACCGGGCCATGAGCGACGGCGGCGTGATCGCCTATGAGATGAGCCGGGATTGGCAGAACGAAAGTGCTCAAACATTTTCAACCAGTTTCATAGTATCCGGTGCCAAGGGCGGCTACAAAGATCAATATGTCGTGAAGGCATCGGGTGCCGGATACAAGCATACCTATCAGGCCACCAAGATCAGCGGCGATTTCTCCGGCAGCGGTGAGTCTACCGTGAGCATGGAAACCGGCGTGCAAAGCCTGGACTCCCTGGTGCTCATGGACGGAAATGCCACCTTCCGAGGCAGGATCATCAATGGTCAGACTGGCAAGCCTCTGACTGAAACTGAGATGGACGCGGCAGGCGAGTACATCCTCCGCTCATATCTGAATGTCTCGGAGCCGATCAAGACGCCAGAGGACTGGCTCGGCTTCTGCGCTACGTTTTCGGATGCACTGCCCGCCAGTGTAGGCCCCGCGAAGCTCATCCCGGAGAATGCGACAATATGAACTGGAAAGAAGGCCTGACCATCCTGGCATCGCTTACGGCGGTGCTGGGGTTCGGTCTGACGATACTGGATGAGGCGGGCCCTGATGACGCTCAGCCTCCCAATGTAGCCCCCCCTCCCCATAAGATTGTGATCCTGGCGAGGACAGCGTTCAACGATTCTGGAAATGCGTATGCAGAGGAGTTCAATGGGGAGATCATCCGGCTCAATGACTCAATGCGGGTGGTGTATCTGGTATGACGTTTGCTTCTGATATCGCCGCCGTCCTGACTGCTGCCGGATACAGCAACCTCAGGGCCTACCGGTTCGACAGCTCGACCATCCCTCAAATCTGCATCATTCCAGGCGGTGGCTCTGCCTATATCGTGAGCGGCGGAGACATCGAGAAGCCCAACGTCCAGATTCAAGTGCGGGATGCAGATCTGGCCACAGTGGAAGCAAGGGCGCAGGCCATCAAGAATCTGCTCCACAAGAGCGAAGCGATATCTGGAACGGTCACTTGCATTTGGGATGGAAGGGCGCCGGATTATTGGATTGACGACAACGGCCTGCATATTTTCTCAATAGAGTTCAAAGTAACACGTAGCACATAGGAGATGATACAAATATGGTACTAGCACCCGAAAGGGCAAGTCTGGGCGTAACGGTTGGCGGAACTACTGCACTGGGGCTCAAGGACGCCAAGCCCGTCAAGAAGCGGAATCAGAAAGAGATCACGGTGGACAATGACAGCGCCGTTCGCCGGATGGGCCTGCTAGAAGATGCCGATCTGAGCCTGACATTCGTCTATGATCCGGCAGATACCGGTCAGCAGGCGATCATCACCAGTGACCAGAATAATACTCAGGTACAATACGTCATCACCAAGGGCAGCATGACATTCACCGCCACTGCCGGAGTATCGCAGCTCTCGTTCCCAGGAGGGCCTGGCGATGAGCAGACCATGGAGGTTTCTCTCTCCGTGTCCGGTGGAATCGTCATTAGCTGAGGCTAGATCATGAGCCTCAATCCTTTGCCCGGCTCATACGTGCAGGTGCTGCACGGGGCCGGATCGGAGAGCAACTACTCCAGCGAGGCCATGCAAGAGGTCAATCTCTACACGGCCCGCTGGAGCTTCAAGCCTCGATACACAATCTACCGAATCACTGCCGCTGCAAAGCGGATCATGATCGATACCGCTGCGCCTGTAATCCAGAAAAAGGTGCACGGTGCTGGCGATTGGGTCACGATCGCCGCTTCCGGCTACACCGTCTGGTACGGCGCTGGCTACATCGAGATTACAACGCCGCTCAATAGTGACGATACCGTCCAATGCCTGAGCGGGAAGTACCTCACGCCTACCGTGCTACTCGGTTGTGCTGAAAATAAGCTCACCAAAAAGCGCACCACTCAGGAATGCACGATCTTCGGCAATACTGCCGTGGCCAGGAAGGGCACTATCCAGGACTGGAGCAGCTCGCTCTCATGTTTCTACGGGAAGGAGTGCGCTGAGATATCCAGCTCTGGCGGCGTGGCCAATAGCCACGTCAGGGTGATTCACGAACCCGGTGGCCTGGCGGGGAACGGCGCTACCATCGACTTCCAGGACACGGACGCAGCCGCACTTTCGGTATCGGTGACTGATGATGATATCGTCGTCATTCTCGATACCGACATGGGGAGTCCTATCAGCACCGCTCTGGAAGTAGTGGCGGCCCTCAACAACAACGCAGATTTCCGGGCCCTCGGGATGAGGGCGGAGCTCGTCTCTGGTGAAAATGGCTCAGGTGTGGTGGCCGATTCTGGCCCGTACACCCTTGCAGGCGGCCTGGATGAGATCGACTTCGACGCCCTACAGGGTGAAGTTGTAGCCTTCAGGTTCTACGGGGACTACATCAGCACCGGGGATATGTTCGTCGGCTTCGGGAAGATCGAATCGATAGACTGGCAGGGCGGCCCGGCAGATCTGCTGAAGGCTGGCCTGTCTGTCGTCGGGGCGAAGTATCCGCTTTGGCATGTCGTGAACTGAGGTGGCTATGAGAACATGGATGGCTAGACCAATGCGTCGTTGGGCGAATATATTAGACCCATCGGCATGCGGCGGATATATTTCGTATCCGATCAAGTTTGGAAATCAAGACAGCAAACCGGAGATCGTGATCGATTCAAAAAGGCTAACCGATGCGGTAATGCGAAACGTGATGCGTCGCATTTAGTATTTGAGGGAATCCGGGATGATGGCCTGACCGGGCCTGACCGGGCTCCCTCAGCTATACTTTTTATGGCAGAAACGTATTGATAATAATCAGTTAATATATTAGAGGGAGCTGAAAAATATGGCAGTATCTACATCGTTCGCCGTAGGCGACAAGGAATTCCAGTTGAGATATACGAACAAGCAGCAGCAGGACATCAGGAACAACGGACCTAAGCGATTCCTGCCAGAAGGGCACAAGGTCAAGCGCTTCCAGAGCCCTATACAGATCCTCGATCTAATGGTAGATATGGATGTCCAAATCTACCTCATAGAGAAAGGCCTGGAGTGGGACGGTTCTGGCGTCCAAAAGATCGACTTCGACCAGGCCGCCGATCTCAGACAAGAGTACCTGGAGCAGGGAGAAGCCGATGCAGGCGAAAAGCAGGAAGCCCTCATGGAGCTGCTGGCTGATGCGCTGGCTCTCAACGTCTTGGGAGCGTCCGCAAAAAAGCTCCAGGAGAAGGGGAAGAAGGCCCAGGAGGAAGCAGCGGAGAAGAGCCACGAGAAGAAAGTGGAAGAGTACTCCCTGATCAACGAGGCTCGGATTCTGGCTCAGGCCAGGGCGGCCAAGAAACTGGCGGAAGAGGGACTTGGACCTGGGACGACTGGACCCGAGAAACCCCAAAGCTCTGCATAGGCCTCCTGGGGATGGATGCGGAGGCCTTCCTTCGATCCACCCCAGTGGAAATCAACTGGAAGATAGAAGCCTACAACGATGCCAGGCGAGACCAGGCCGTCAGAGATTACCGCCTGGTCAATCAGCTAGGCTGGATCTGGCATGATCCGGCCCATGCGCCACAATTCGAACGCTTCTATCCAGAGACCGATCCGGTCACAAAAAAACAGAAAGTAGATTCCAAAACGGCCAAGGCGATCAATACAGCGAAAGCCCTTGGCCACTTTTGAATTTTATTTGTATTGTTAACGATCATAGATTTATTAGAAATATATTTTAGGAGAAATAATGCCATCAGCGGAAGTCGGGAGCGCATACGCCACACTGGGCCTGGATGACTCTAAGCTAGACTCTGGGTTGTCTGGCGCCAAATCCAAGTTTTCCAGTGCAGTGGATGCTATGGAAGGCAAGGCCAAGAGCGTAGGCTCTGCTATCGGCTCGGCTCTGACTACCGGAGCGGTCGCTGCCGGTGCGGCTCTTGTTGGCGTGGCCACTGTGGGTGTCAAGACCTATATGGACATCGAATCTGCCGCCGCCGATGCCGCTTCCAAGATGGATCTCTCGGCCATCGCCCAAGCCAGTGGCAAGTCGATGGAGGAGGCTTTCACCGGCGTGAAGGAGCACGTGATGGGCCTGGCTGATGAGTTGGGCCAGCTCAACACAAACGCATTCGATCCTACCCAAATAGCCCAGGCTTGCGCCAATCTCGCAGCTCAAGGCTTCGATGTGGCCACGGCAAGCGCGGAAGATCTCGCGCCCGTGTTGGCTCTAGCAACCGCGACGAACTATGATCTGGGGGATTCCGCGGACATGGCCCTCGCCGCCATGAATACCTTCGGCAAGGGAGTTGAGGATCTCGGCCATATCGCTGATGTCTACACTACTGCATGTGGTGCTTCGGCCGCCGGGATGGGCGACCTGAATTATGCCATGCAACAGGCCGGGCCAGTCGCCAGTGTCGCAAATGTCGGTTTTGAGACCTTGACCGCCTGCCTTGAAACATTTAGTCAGTCAAACATCAAGGGCGAAAAGGCAGGAACCGCTCTGAGGGGGGCGATCAATACCCTGATCACGCCCACCCAATCGCTCAGCGATGGCCTGGATGCTATCGGCCTATCCATGGCAGATGTAGATCCCAGGAGCAATGATTTTGTGGACATCCTGGCAAAGATGGAAAGTCAGGCAGATGCTTCTGGGCAAGGACTTTCCGCATTCACGAAAATATTTGGTGCCGAAGGCGGATTGCTCTACAGTCTGGCATCCAATACCGATCAGATCGAGAAGTTTCGGCAGGGTCTGCTCAACTGCGGCGGCGCCGCAGAGACAATGGCCAAGTTCATGCTTGATAAATTGGGCGGCTCTCTAGACGCCGCCATGGGTGCGGCCTCCTCACTGGCCTACCTGATCGGCGGCAAGCTCGCTCCGACTCTGAAGAGCGCTTTCGAATGGTTTTCAGCAGAGGGCGCACCTGCCATCCGCTCTTTCATCGAAGCTCTATCAGCAGGCGATTTCTCAGCAGCCGGCGCTCAGATAGGGATTACGGTGGAAAAAATCAAATCCGCTGTAGCAGGGCTTGCTACAGGGGCAGGAATAGCGGTATTTGCGGCGGGCTTAGCATCCCTGATCCCCGTCGCTGCCTCGATGGCAGCTGGTGTCGTGGCCTCTGCGGCGGCAATGGTGGCGGGTACAGCAGCTTCTATCGCTGCTATGGTAGCCGCTCACGTATCTGGCTTTGCCTCGATGGTGGCAGCGTCAGTATCTTCCTGGGCATCCATGAAGGCGCAGGCTATTGCTTCCTGGCTTTCGATGAAGCTTGCTGCCGTGGCTAGCATGGCCTTGACAGTCGAGATCACCTTGGCAGGATATGCGACGATGGCTGCTACCGCTGCCGCCAACATGGGCATGATGGCAACCAGCACCATAGGGAAGTTTGCCGCTATGGCTTTGGGCGCAGTGGCTTCAGCGTTATCGATGGCTGCCAGTGTGGCGGCTGCATTCGGTTCTATGGCCATGAATGCCGCCCTGCGACTCAGCACGATGACAACTGCCACTCTGGCGGGATATGCGAAAATGGCAGCGGGTGCACTCGCGTCTGTAGCTGCTATGGTCGCCGGGACGTTGGCCGGATTCGCGTCGATGGTGACGGGCGTCGTTGCTTCCGTTGCTGGTATGGCCGCCGCCCTGGCAGCTCCTCTGCTCCTCATCGGGGCAGGCCTGGCGGCGATTGGATTAGCCGCCGATCCATCGAAGTTCACCACGCTGGGAAAAATTGGTTCGAACGCGCTGAAGGGCCTGAAATCGGTAGTATCCGATTGTTGGGAGGCCGCCAAGAAGGGTGATTTCAGTGCGGTAGTTACCCGACTCAAGGCCGCGTTTTCAAGCTCGGTAGACTATATCAAGAATATCAACTGGTCTGGTGTTGGGTCTGATATAGCCAAGGCCATTGGGACCGGATGGGAAGCCCTGAAAGGCTATGCCGCCGCGGCGGGCACGGCTGCGATGGAAGCTCTGAAATCTGCTTTCGCGTTCGGGTCCGACATTGCCAAAGGTCTGTACGAAGATTTCAAGAATGTGGATTGGGGCGGAGTCTGGGACTCCCTGGTATCTGCCTGGGACGCTGCGATAGCGAAGCTCTCCGATGTGGGCAGCACCATCTTAGGATATTTTGATAGCATCGATTGGGGCACGGTCGGCTTCAAGATCGGGCAGGCTATTCGAGATGCGATCACCGCCCTGGCTGACATCGGGCAGAAGGTCTGGGACTACCTGACTTCGGCTGATTGGTCCGGCGCCGGAAGCTCCATATCCGAGAAGATCAAGGCCGGTCTAGCGAAGCTGAAAGAATTTTGGACGGAATTCAAATCCGGTATCAGCTCAGTGGATTTTGCCACGGCTGGAAAAGAGATTGGAGACAAGATCAAGGCCGGGCTCGGAAAAGTTGCTGACTATGCCAAGTCAATCTACGAGAAAATCAAGACTGGATGGGATAGCTGGATAGCAGAGGACGGTCCGAAGAAGCTCGGCGAGAGCTTCGCTCATTCAGTTGTGAAGGGGGTCGTAGATCTTGGAAAATGGATCTATGACAAGATCGCCGACTACTGGAAGAGCAACGGCAGCTCAATAGGCAGCAATTTTTCGGCGCTATTCCACTCTGCAATAGACTTCGGGAAGACGGCACTCAAAGCGGCCTACGATTTCGTGACAGGCTTCGCCAATACCGTTCTGACTGCTGGAAAGGGCACAATAGGCGCAGCCATCCTGGAGATCATCGGCGGAGCCATGAACTCTGCATGGGAAGGGGCCGGGGATAGCATCATCGAGCAGGCCACCCAGTGGCGAAAAGATGCAGAGGGCATTTGGGAAGCATCGGACTTTGATACCACAATAGCCGCTACGGTGGACTGGCTCGGCGGGAGTTCACTGCCCGAAGATGGTGAAACCAGATCGGTAACCGTTGTGACCACAGTCGCCGGCGAGGACATCACCGAAAAGATAAAATCCATATCGGGTTCGGTTGGTCCAGGCGGCGGCCAAATGAAAGGCTATTGGATGAACGGCGAGTATAAACTCAAGCCGTGGGAAGATCCAAAAATAAAAACTGTTGTGCCCGATGTATCTGCGAAAGATTGGGCATACCAAATGGGATTGACCGGAGCAAACTTCGAAAGTACTAAAAAATTGTTGTCTGAGTCCGCTCCAGACGGATACATACGACCCGAAGACCTTGCGCCAATCATGGCAGAGTTCGCCAAAGGCCAGGCCGAATACGATGCAGCCCACAAGACCGCCGCAGAAGAAGCGGCAGAGATAGAGATCGCTGCTGCCGAGGAGGAAGCTGAGATCGAAACGGAAGCTGCGGAAGAAGCAGCGGCCACCACAACTGAAGCCGCGAAGGATGCCGCGTCGACCGAAAAATCAGCAGCGCAGGAGCTATATCGTACCCTCATCGGCGGATCAAAAGAAGCTGCCAACGCCATCAAGATAGGCTCTGAGATAGGGGCGGGAAGCGTCAGGATCGGCCTGGATAGCGCGGGCAGAGAAATAGCCATCATCGGCCAGGTGGCTCAGCAGAGATTCGCCGAAGCTGGCGGAATCCTGTACGATCGCGTGCAGGTGGCCGGATCAAGCTTTTCCGGCGCGGTATCCGCCGCTATCAGTGGCCTGCAGAGCAAGATACAGTATGCAGGCTCAGCCATCCAGACCAGCGCGGGCGGTGCCGGAGCCGCTCTGGCCGCTAAGATTAATGCCGCTGCGAGTGATTTTCAGCTCAAGGGCACATACGCAGGCTCTGCCATCCAGAACGGTGCCGGGAACGCTGCCTCGAAGCTGAGCCTAGGGGCATCCGACATCCTCACAAAAAGCTACAACGCCGGTAGCGCAATCAGGTCGGGCGGATCGGATGCAGGTAGCGCGCTGAGCACGGGCGCGGGATCGCTTCGGAGCGCCGCCAGCGCCGTAAGCTCAGCCGCTTCCAAACTATTCACAGAGAATCCGTTCGGCCACCTATACGCCAGCGGAACGGTGACCAGCGGGCCGGAGCTGGCCGTCATTGGTGAGGATGGTCCAGCCAATCCCGAATTTGTCATCCCCACCAAAACCAAGCGGTGGGATCTGCTCTATGCAGCCTTGCGAGCCTATGGGGTCAGGGGCTTCGCCGAGGGCACGGCAACCGGTGGCACTGCTGCCGCTGTAGATCCTGACGCGATGGCCGCTTATTTCAGCATCACGGGCCTGGCCAGCATGAGCAAGCAGGTGCAGCGAGTCATAAACAGTCTGAAAGATTTCTTCAGGATATCCTGGGGCATAATCAAAAGCGAGGGCGCGACCTATTGGAAGCAGATCAATACAGTGCTGACTGCCGAGGTTACGACTTTTCGCGACAGCGCTTGGGAAGCCATCATCGATGTCCGCAATACTTCAATCACTTCCTTCCAGGAGATACTGACAGGTGTGAAGTCCGCCTTCTCAGAGATGTGGCCGAGCATATCGGGCTATGTAGATGAGGTCAAAACCGGACTAACATCCGCCATGACGGACGCCGGAACGAGCACGGTTGACGCGATAAACCAGATGATTCTCAATGCAGAAGGCGCACTCACCGCCTGGGCTACAAAGTGGGCCGAAACCTGGGACCAGATGCTCACAGATCTATCCGAAGCTCAGACACAGATACAAGAGGCGTGCACTGAAATTGCAACGGAACTGGCCAAGATAAATGTATCTGTGAACATCAATGCCAGCATCAATAGCGGATATGGCGGTGGCGGCGGAGGCGGCGGGTACATGGATTGGAATTTCGGCGGCGATGACGATTGGCTAGCGCCAACCGGGGATTGGTCAACTAATGGATACAGACAGACCACTACGGGCCCATGCCCATTGGGGGGCGGATGCCCTGACTACAATCGGGCCGTTCGGGATTCGATCATGCCTTTGGATGATCGCTACATTGGTGGAGGCGGTGGAGGCGGAGGCTATCAGTTGCCCTGGATTTTCGCCGCTCGTGGGGCACTGATAGACGACGGACCGCAGAAAGTGATAGCAGGCGAGGCCGGGCCGGAGCTGATTCTTCCGGCCAAGCTCACGCGAATGTTCCTGTCGCTCGCCGATGCCGGATTGGGTAGCGCAGGATCACGGCCAATCGTCATAGAAGATCACACAGAGCACCGCTGGTATCTGGATGGGAAGGAAGTCACTAATGCCCTAATGGATCGAGTAGTGAAACAACTGAAACTGAATGGAGCAGTGCCGGTAAGATGACGACTACACGAATAGCACTGGAGAAACTTGTCGCGGGAGTCTCTACCCGCGCCAATCTGATTTCATATTTCAATACGAATGCCGATATCATAGATGCCTATCTAGCAAAAAGCAATTGGAATGCCGGGGCGCTAGATCCGGATGCAGACAACGATGATAGCGAAGGCTATGCAACCGGCAGCAGATGGTACACTACGACGGCCATTTGGGAGTGCGTGGATGCATCCACTGGGGGCGCAGTGTGGCGGCAAGTCTGGCCAGTTACGGCGGTGGGCGGCAATGTGGATTTCGGTGCCTACGAGATACGAGCCCAGTCTCTGAATCTGGATCTGGCCGATGGCGGTGCTGCCCCAATGACAATCACGAGCGCCGTGAAAGTCGCCAACCTGAATGTGGATCTCCTGGATGGCCTGCATGACACGGCCTTCCTGAAACACTCATTGGCCACGGCGGCCAATGATTTCCTTGTAGCCTCTGAATCAGGGGCATTTGTCAAGAAAACCTTATCAGAGGCCCAAACAATCCTTGCAATGCCGCTCAAAGCCGACCTCACCACGAAGGGGGATATGTGGGCAGCGACCGCCGCCAGCACCCCGGCAAGGCTCGGAGTCGGCACCAATGGGCAGACTCTCATAGCAGATATAGCCCAGGCCGCGGGGCTTTCCTGGGCCGATCTGATGACGGACGGCGTATATCGCCAGGCATTAGTAAACGGCTCTTTCCAGATATCTCAAAGGGCAACGGTGTTCACCTCAGCAACTACGCCAGCCAATTCAGACGATACGTATCTAATAGATCGCTGGATACTGCTTTCTGATGGAAATGATATCGTTGATGTCAGCCAGGATGCATCAGTCGTACCAACAGGCGGCGCCGCGTCCGCTAAGTTCGAAGTCGAGACACAAAACAAGAAATGTGGAATTCTGCAAATCATCGAAAGTAAGGATTCTATTCGATACGCAGGGAAGACAGCCAGCCTGCAATTCAAGGCCCGGACAGTGACGGGGAAGGTCATCGAGAATATCCGGGTGGCAGTGCTGTCTTGGTCGTCTACTGCAGATGTTGTCACCAGCGACGTAGTTGCATCATGGGGTGCTGAAGGTGCGAACCCCACGTTGGCGGCAAACTGGACGGCGGAGAACGTACCAGCAAACATGGCACTCGTGGCCGATACCTGGACAATACACAAAATCGAAAACATCAGCATCGATACAGCCAGCATGGCGAATCTAGCGGTTTTCATCTGGGTAGATGATACCGATGCAGTGGTCGATGATTTGCTATATATTTCAGATGTGCAGCTTAATGCCGGTGCCGTGTGCCTCCCATTTCTCCCGCGCGACTACAAGCAAGAGTTGGCTCATTGCACGTATTTCTACTGGAAGGATGGCGCGGCGGGCAAGACCTATCACCGATTAGGTACCGGAATTAAAAGCGCGGACGGAAACGCACAGATCATGGTTTTCCATCCTGAAATGCGCTGTGCTGCAATATCGATAGATGTGAGCGGTACTTTTTGCCTTTATGATGGAACAACGATATACACATGCAATGCCATCTCGTTGGAGGGATATACTGCAGGGAAATATGTCACGCTCCTGATATCCACCATGACGGATGCGCTTGCGGATTGGCGGAACTACCAGTTCGCGGCTGAGAACGACACGGCGGCATATATAGCGATATCTGCGGAGTTGTGATGCCTGATCCTGTAATGCCTGATCCACTGGTCACTGTGGGCACCACGGATCTCTATACGTCCACTCTCCTGGAGAATGATGCTGAGCTGCTGGAAAATGATTCTGTGCTGCTTGATGACGATTGGGCCGGAATCGGCCACCTGTGGCTGAATGAATCCGGCTTGAACATCGAGCACAATGCCGATCACAGGTCCACCGCCAGCTTCACTGTGTACGATGCATCCGGGGCATACACTTTCTATGAGCGGCAGCTAGTGCATATCAGGAATCTAGACAATGAAATCCGCTTCATGGGGGTGGTGCAAAGCTGCCAGACAATACGAATACCAGGCACGGCCATCAAGTTCCATTCGATTGAAGCGGCTGATCTCTCTTCGATCCTGGATTGGCGGATGGCGGATTACGCCGCTGAAGACAAGCTTGCAGGTGACGCTGTCCGGGAGATTCTGAGTGAGTACCTGGGGGAGGAAGGCGTCACCGAAGGCTATATCGAAGGCGGCAACCTCATGGATGAGATCGCCATCTCAAACAAGTCGGTATACGAAGGATTTTCCAAACTCGCTGAGGCCTGCGGATTCGTCTGCTATCTGGACTATGACCTCAAGCTCTACTTTCACAGCCGGACGCTATATGCTGCTGAATGGAGCGTATCGGATGGTGCCGACATCCTGCAGGACTCACTGACAATCACCAGGGGCAATGAGAAATACAGAAATACTGAGATAGTGGTTGGCGGCTACGAAGAAACTGCCGAGCAGACCGAAGCCTTCCTGGGGGACGGCACCACCAAGACCTTCCCGCTCGGCTATCCTGTGAACCGGGTGACATCCGTCGCTGTGGCCGGAGCTGCCAAAACCATCGGCCAGAAGGGCACGGACGCTGGAAGCTATGAGTGCTACTATGCAGTGGAAAGCGAGACTCTGACTTTTGAAACCGCGCCCGCACAATCAGCTTCCATCGTGGTCGTCTACTACGGCCTGTGGAAATCCAAGAGCAAGGCGGAAGACCTCACAGCAATTGCTGCCAATGCTGCCCGCCAGGGCGTGGGTAGTGGCAAGGTCGAGCACATCACGGTAGATGAGTCTCTGAAGTCGATCACCGCTGCCGGTGAGTATGCCAATGCGAAGCTCACAGAGTACGGCGTCGATGGCATCCAAATCAGCTACAAGACGCGCCGGGCCGGGCTTGCTGCAGGAGTCCTCCAGGCGTGGGACTACCAGAGCATTGATGAAGATATCCTGATCTGCTCAGTGAACGAGAGCGTGAAAGACGGGGACACAGAGTACGCTGTCCAGGCGGTGTACGGCCCAGTTCAAGAAGACTGGGAAAACTTTCTTAATAAAGCGTATGAGTTACAATACACGGTCAGTGAAGGCGTAAGCGATTCGACTGGCGTAACCAAACTGTACAATTTTTCTCATACATTCGCTACAGCCGATAGGCCCAATCCTTTCACCACTGCCTATCCAGGGGTGACTGTTTCGGATGACTCTTGGCCCTGCTTCGAAGAAGCAGACCGCGCCCTATACATCGAGTTCTGGCAGGGAGGAGCGTGCGTATTCCGAAACGCACACACAAGCACACCAGACATCACAAATGATGCTGTCTTCCATAGCTACTCCTTCATCAGCCCATCGGAAGCAGTGGGTGAAATTGACGAGGTAGTTTTCTGGGGCGGGGACTCGGCTTCGGCTGCATGGGGTAGCGGGGTAGAGCTTTTCAGGGCGAACTTCAATCGGATCAAGAGCGCGCTGGAAAGCTATCAGGTGAACGCCACATATACGAATGGAGGGGCATGAGCTACAGCAAGACGACATGGTTGGAGCACGGCCATACCACAGCGCAAAAGCTCACGGCACTGGACAATCTGGAAGGCATGTACTCTCAGGCATGCTCATATATCGATGCCATCACCCATAGCGAGCGGTACTATACCGAAGCAGAAGCCGCCGCCCGCTATTTCACCTCAGCCAACGACGGCGCTGGTTCCGGCCTGATCGCCGCAACCCTGGATGACTACACGAGCGATCAGATCATAGCTGCCGGATCGCCATCTGGTGTAATCGCTTGGTGGTCAGGAAGCGAGGCTTCAATCCCGTCCGGGTGGCTGCTCTGCAATGGCCTAAACGGTACACCCGACCTGCGAGATAGGTTTGTAGTGGGAGCTGGAAGCCACTACTCGAAAGGAGATACAGGTGGAGCAAATACCGTAACCACAACGGCAACTATAACGGTTGCTGGGCACGCGCTAACGGCAGGAGAGATAGCAAAGCACACACACACATATACGGATTATTATAGCGGAAACCGAAATAGCAAATGGGGCACGTGGGGGGCGGGACTGGTCGGGGCCGGTCTGCAGAGTACGGTGACTGGCTTATCTACCGGTTCAACTGGCTCGGGTGATGCGCATTCTCACACCGCGAGCTTTACGGGGACATCGGGGCAGACCAAGATGCCGCAATATTACGCGGCTTGTTATATCCAAAAGGCGTGATCGACTTGAATCGGTTTTAATTAGGGGGTGGTTATTTGGGCTATATTAAATATAATTATCCGTGGATGTCTTCTGACCAATTGACCGGAGCCGCCTTTAACTGGATAGAGACTCAATGGGATGAAGCGAAAGCTGATGCCGACGCCCATAACCACGACGCCAGATATTACACGAAAACGCTATCAGATGCAACATTTTTTACCACGTCATTCTATATCGGATTCGACGCCGACAAGTTGGATGGCAATCATTTCAGCGATCTGGTAGCCGCCGTTATGCCCCTCGGCTGTATAATGATATGGTCTGGCACTGATGCGAATGTACCCACGAACTGGCACATCTGTGATGGTGGAACCTATGGGGGTTATGCGACTCCTGATCTAAGAGACAGGTTCGTTGTTGGTGCGGGGAGTGCCTATGCAGTAAATGATACAGGAGGCCCGGCTTCGTGGAATGGCACCATAACGCCAACCGGCAGCGTTACGATTGGGGATCATGCCCTCACGACCGCCGAATT